GGGAAAAGCAAATGGGAGGAGAAAAATAAAATGGAAATAACTTACATTGTAATTATAGGAATTATAACCTATATATTAGGTGCTATCACAAAATGTTTTGTAGATAGTATTCCAAATAAATATATACCAATCCAAAATGTTATTATTGGCATTGTATCAGCACTTGTGTGCTTTTTTTGTGGTGTTGAAACAAACTTATTACAAGCGATTGTATTGTGTTTAACTGCTTCAATGGGTGCAGGGGGAATTGCTGATTTAACTAAAGTAAAAGAGGAGGAATAATTATGAAAATATTATTAAGTGCTGGTCATGGTGGTGCTGATAGTGGCTCTATTGGATCAGATAAAGGAAAAGAAAAAGATAGAACAATAGATTTAGCAAACCTAGTTGCTACTAAATTAAGAAACATGGGACACACTGTTACAGCTAAACAAGAAAAGAATTGGTTAGGTTGGACCAGTTCTAATAAAAAAGGATACGATTATGCTTTAAGTATTCATTTCAATTCATTTAATGGTTCTGCTACTGGTACAGAATGTTTTTATAAAAGTGCCAATGGAAAAGCTTCTGAATTATCAAAAGCAGTGGCTGAAGCTATGGAAATTAAAAATAGGGGAGCAAAACAAACTTCAGAATTAAGAATGCTTAATATTGGATTTGATAATCTATTAGAGATTTGTTTTCATGATAACTCTAATGATCTATCTAAATATAATGCTAATAAAGATAAAGTGGCTACCGCTATTGCAAATGTTATTGCAGGTGGTAAAACAGTAAGCACTGGACCTACTGCTACAAAACCATCAAATAATTCATATAAGGGTAGCTCCCTCGTTGATTATCTTAAATCAATAGGAGTAGATAGTTCTTTCGCTAATCGCAAGAAATTAGCCCAAAACAACGGAATTAAGAACTATACTGGAACTGCTAGTCAAAATACTACTTTATTGAGTAAATTAAGGGGTGGAAGTACTACTACAACATCAACTAGCAACACACCATACTATACTAAATACAGTGGTAAAAGTAGCTCGTTAGTGGATGCCTTAAAAACATTAGGCATTAATAGTTCATTTAGTAATCGCACAAAGATAGCTAAAGCTAACGGAATAAATCTATATATAGGTAGTGCTAATCAAAATACTACATTACTTAATTTATTAAAGCAAGGTAAATTAAAGAAATAACACTTTCCCGATGTCGGGAAGTCAATAATTTGAAACAATAAAACTCGGTTAACGCCGAGTTCTTTTTTTGTGAGGTAATATATGTTATTATATATAAGGGGGATAAAACCCCTCTAGTAAATCTTTTACAGCAAATGGGCACTGTTATGGTGTCTTTTTGCATATAATATATCTATTTTTCTACCCTTATTATATATAGGTTCTATTTGATAACTAATATATACACACCAAAAGGAGCATAAAGGTTAGTTATCAAATAATTTAAAAAATATATCGAAATGCTCTTTATCGATTTCTATTCTATCTATAAATGTACCCCAAAATGCCCTTTTTTCGACGTTATTTAAAGAATTATAATGACTTCTAACATCTTTATCTAATAACTTTTTAATGTGACTTAAATCGGCTTTTTTATGCTTTTTTTTACCTTCATTTATCAACGATTGATAGTTATTATATTCTTTTTCATATTTATCCTTATTTATTCTACCATCAATATATAAATCATTAAGCCTTTCAATTTTCTTTTCAATTTTTCCAACATCTATTTTTTTATCATGATTTTTTTCTTCAATATTTTTATATTCAATTATATATTTGTTTATTGTATCTTCGAGTTGTTCAAATATTTTTCGTTCAACTGTTGTTTCTAAAGTATGTTTTTTGTTATCACATCGTTTTTCGTTTACAGCTTTGTTACATCTATAACAAAATTGCTTCCATACTTTTCTTTCACCATTTTTATTTGTGTGAATTGACTTATGAGGACAACCACTTAATCTATTTCCACAATGTTTACAGATTAATAAACCACTAAAAATATAATCATGTCTGCTATTTTTTTTAACGTTTGAAGTTATTATAGATTGTATTCCATCAAATTCTTTTTTTGTAATATAAGGTTCACAATAGTTTTCATTATCTCTATACTTACCTGTATATAATGGATTTTTTAAATAATGGCGTAAGCTATCATAGCATAATTCTATATTAAATTTTTCTTTTATATTAAATAGTGTCTGTCTAATTGAACGTGTTATTTTTATATCTTTAAACATAAAATTAGTAGCCTCTTCTTCTATTTCATCTTTTATAACCCTTTTATTTTTTTCTTCACCACCAACTTTATACCCCATTGGTAAGCCTTGTTTACCAACAATAGCACGTCCATTTTTAACCATGTTGGCGAAATTGAATTTAATTCTATCACTTGTTTGATCTGATTCATTTTGGGCGATTGAAAGTTTTATATTTAAATGTAATCTACCATTTGATGTTGTAGTATTATATTCTTCATCAGAACATTCCCAATCAATTTTATTTCTTTCTAAAACTTCTTGGACTTTATAATAATCAGCTATATTTCTAAACCATCTATCAAGTCTCCAAAATACAATTCTATCAAATTTATCAGTACTAGCATCCCTTATCAATCTTTGCATTTCAGTTCTACTACGTAATTTTGAACGTGCTGTTTTTCCTTCATCAATATATATATCTACTACTTTATAATTATGTTCTTTGCAATAATCTAACAACCTTTCTTTTTGGGCCTGTAAAGAATATCCATGTCTTACTTGTTCCTCGCTTGATACACGAATATATATAACAACCCTTAGTATTTTTCCGTTAATATACTTTTGAGGGTTATTAACAAAATCTTTATCATTTTTTATACAGTTTGGTAATAGGTATTTTTCAAACACTTTTTTTTCATTATTCAATTTAATCACTTCCTTTTAATTATATTGCTTTTTATCTTAAAATATAGTAAAATGGAAGTACACAAAAAAGAATTGTCGTGCTAGGCATTTTAATTTTGTGTACTCCGACTATTACTGTTCCAGCAGTAGTAGTCTTTTTTATTTTGTTTTATATAGTTCAATTAGTTTTTCTATATTATTGTTTAATTTTGTTAATTGATTAACTATCATCCAATTTTGCGTAAACATAGCTTCGTTTAACGATTGAATGTTCCATAATTTTGCACTATCATCACCAGTCATAAAGCTACCTAAATCAATCATACCATTACCTTTAAAACACATTGCAATTTGTGGTAATAATTTAGCTTCTTCGGGTGATAAATTTTCTAAACCATATTTTTTTATTAAATTTTGAATTTTTTGTAGTTCTTTTTCTTCTTTCTTTTTTTTCTTTTCTTCCTCATTTGCAAATAATGCCATAGTTGCACCTCCTTACTACTATATATAATCTATATAAAACTCCTGTACTAGCAAGTTTTAATCAATTTTGTTTTCTAATAAAAATTTAACATATCTATCTGCTTCATCTTCATATTTGTTAATCTTAAATGCAAATAAATCATTGTTGGCTTGTTCTAATTGATTTAATTCAATATGAGCAAGTTCATGTAATATGGTTTTTCGTTTCATGTAATACGATAATTCTTGACTTATAAAAATATTAAAAATTCCATCATATTGAAATACACACCCATTAATTCCGATTGGTAAATACTCATAGGTTATTGTGGCATTATAATAATTTAATAATTCTTGTTGTGTTATTTCGCCTTTTAATAAATTTAGAATATTCATACTTAATACACCTCTTCATTCTATATTAAGTACCTATACTAGCATACTTGTCCTCTATACTTAATTATTTTCGCGTTGCTTATCAATATCACGTATTCTTTTTTCAATAATAAATCGCATATGTTCTTTATCATCTTCTGTTAATATATCCTTATATTTGTCAAATAAAATTTCAAATTCATCAAAATAATTTTGATTTAATCTTAAATCTTTTCCAACTAGGGCATCCATAGGGACACAAAAATAATCGGATAATTTTATAATATCTTCCGTAGTAATATCCCTTTCATCAGATTCCCATTGACTAATTAATACTCTAGATTTATTTACTATTTTACTAATATCCTCTTGAGTAAGTCCTCTTTGTTGTCGTAAATACTTTATATTGGTAGATAAATAATTCATATTTATTCCCCTTTCACAAACTAATTATACATTAAATGTTGCAAAAAGTAAATAAAATTGTAACTTTTTGCAAAAAAACGCTTGACAATGTAACTTTGAGCAACTATAATGGTTAATGTAAGGAGGTAGAACATGAAAGAAAAATTAGCATATATTTCAAATAACTTGAAATCTTATCGAGCTAGAATTGGATATACCCAAGATAAAATGGCAGAATTATTAGGTGTTTCAAGAAATACGTATTGTGAATATGAAGTAAATCCACAAAAAGTAAAAGTGGAAACTTTACAACAAATTGCTGATATTTTAAAATGCAAATTGTCCGATTTTTTTGTGGTACACAATGTAACTTTGAGCAACGAAATGCTAACAGAATTAGATAATTATAAAGAACAATAAAAGTCCTAGCACGACATTATTAAACAAAAAAGTACATAAAATTAAACGAGGTGATAATTATGGAAGTTACATTAAATAATTATGATGAATCAATTGTACCAAAAATGATCGAAAAGTTAATTCAACTTATTGAATATAAAGAGAGTGTAAAAATCGATTATAAAATAAAAAAAATAGGAAATTAATTTCCTATCAAGAGTGGACAAGCATTAGAAAGGGGATAAAAAATGTTAAAAGAAAAAACTACATGGGTTTTAATAATCATGTTATTAGGATTTGCATTTATAGGTGGTATCCAAGAAAAAAATGAGCAAACAAAAAGTATGCCTGTGGCCTACGAAAACCAAGCATACAAGTAAATAATGCTACCTTAATTATTTACAATTAAATTATATCAAAAAATAATTAGAAAATCAAATATTCAGATGCCTGCGAGGCTACTAGGCTTTCCTTTCTAGTAAAAAATAAAAATGGTATTGGGTGCTACCTATTAAGTAAATTTGTTTTTTATTTCTCATAGGCCTAGTAGTCCCTCAGGTGTCTGAATAAATAAGAATAAGAAAAGAGGTGCCACTTGTGGGTAAAGTTACACACTAAATTATTAAATTGGGAGTGGTACTCAGATATAAATACCACAAGACTGTTTATACATTTGTTATTAAAAGCAAATTGGAAAGATAGTCGTTATAGAGGTTATGAGGTTTCTAGAGGTAGTCTTGTAACTGGAAGAAAAAAATTAGCAAAAGAAACTGGCTTAACAGAGCAACAGATAAGAACTTCACTAAACAAGCTAAAATCAACCAACGAAATAACCATCAAAACAACCAAGAATTTCTCAATAATTTCAATAGTAAATTATGAAATGTATCAACAAAACAACCAAGAAGATAACCAACAAGCAACCAACAAGCAACCAACAAGTAACCACATAACAGAATATAAGAATATAGAATATATAGATATTTATTATTATTTAGAGCAACAATTTGGAAGAACTTTAGCATCAGTGGAATATGAACTATTAGTAAAATGGCAAGGCTGGTTTACTGATGACATTATCAAATTGGCAATAGATATAACTATGAAGAATGGTGCTAGAGCGATAAGTTATACAGAGAAGATTATAAATACTTGGCATGATAAAGGTTATACAACTTTAGAACAATGTCAAAATGAAGGACAAACTCCAAAACATGAACAAGAACCAGTTAAGGAAGTATTTGATTATGACTGGTTAAACGAAAAGGAAGAAAAATGAAACTAAAAGAATTATTACAAAAACATACAGTTGAAGAAATAATAAAAATGTATACAAGGGGAGAAATCTATTTAACACCAAAACAGTTAGATAGTTTACTAAAACAATCAAAGAAAGGGGAATAAATGGAAGAACGAATTTATGAATATTTAATAAAAAATTGTCGTGGTTTTGAAAACAGAATTAAAGGTTATGAACTTATGAAAATATTTAGAATAAATGATCATAAAACTTTAAGAAGTTATATTGAAGCAATAAGACAAAATGAAGATTGCTTGGAACTAATAGGAAGTAGAGCAGGCAAAGATGGTGGTTATTACGTAATCACAAGTAAAACAGAATTTGAAGATACAGTAAATCATATGTACTTACGTGCAATGGAAATGTTACATACACAAGCTTTAATGAAAAAGAAAGCTAGTAAAAATCAACTTAAATTAGAATTTTAGAAAAGAGGTTTAAAAATGGAAGAAATAAAAGTAAGTTATGAACAAATAGAAAACGCAAACAAAGAAATTAATTCAATGAAAATTGGAAATAAAGATTATGCAACTGTAAATGAAAGAGTTAAGGCTTTTAGAAAAGTTTATCCAAATGGAAGTGTAGAAACTGAAATAGAAGATTTAACAGACACGGCAGTTAGAATGAAAGCACAAATCAGAGATGAAAAGGGAGATATTATTGCTACTGGTAGAGCTAGTGAAATAAAAAAAGGAATGGTTAACTCTACATCAATGATTGAAAACTGTGAAACATCAGCAGTAGGTAGAGCATTAGGGTTTGCTGGTTTTGGAATAGATAATGGCATTGCTAGTGGTGAAGATATAGAAAGAAACAAAGCACTTAATAAACGTTTTGAAATAGCTACAAATATTTTTATCAAAGAAGATGAAGCAATATCAATTGTTAAACTTGCAATAAATGAATTAATCAGAAAAATGGGTATAGTTAAAGCTTCGTTAGAGCTTAATGTAAAAGATCAGCTATGGACTGGATTATCAGATTTAAATTTACAACAATTTCAAAGACTTGAAGATAAATTAAGAACTGTTAATATGCCTGACAATAATTGGCATGAATTATACAACGAAAATCAAAAAATTAAAGATGTAGTTCCTGAAAATCAAGAAGTTGTTTATGAAAGTAGTTGGCATAAATTTGGAAAAATTGCTTTACGAATGGCTGGAAGTAATGAAGAATTAAGAAGTCAAATAATTGATGAATATTTAAATATGGGAATTGATTTAAGCAATTTATCTGTAAACGAAAGTGAGAAATAAATATGTATTACTGTGATAATTGCGGAGAAGTATTTGAACAACCAAACGATAAAGAAGTAAGCTTTGAAGAATACTACGGAGTAGACCACTTATTCCTTGATAGTCATATGACAACGATACATTGTTGCCCATTTTGCGGAAGTGAGCCAGTAGAAGAAGCACAACAATGTGAAATGTGTGAAGAGTGGTTTAATCCAGATGACTTAGAAGATACCACCGAGTACATAAATGGTGGATGCGGTTATTGTTGCCCAGACTGTGTTGAAAATGGCGATATGATTAGAGTTTAGGAGAAAATATGAAAACTATAATTTTAAAAATAAAAAATAAAATACAAAAAAGTCAATTAATAAAAGAATTAGAAAACTATAAGGAGGATACAAATGACAAAAGATAATACAGTATATATCAAAAAGATAGATGATACTTTAGAAGAATTAAAGTCAAGAATATTAAATTTTACTAATATTCAAGTTAAAAAAATGAACGGTAATGATTTGAATGAAATATTAGAAAAAGAGTTAGCAGTAGGCGAAATTAGATGTTTAAATGGTGGTAATTATCCACAGTATATTAGTCTAGCTAAAAGTGATTATGAAAGATTATCAGAAGAAAAAGTATCAATAGTTGATAATAATAAAATTTTAGGAATGGGGGTTAAGTTAAGAAATGAATAGAGTATGTATAGTAGGTAGATTAACATCTAACCCAGAATTAAAGTACACGAATTCAAATATAGCTAGTACAAAATTTACAGTAGCAGTAAATAGACCTAAAAGGGAAGATGGTACACAAGAAGCTGATTTTATTCCTTGTAGAGCATGGAGAAAACAAGCTGAAAACATTGTTAATTATTTAGGTAAAGGTAGTCAAGTATCAGTCGAAGGTAGAATTCAAACAGGTAACTATACAGCACAAGATGGAACTAAAAGATATTTTACTGAAGTAGTAGCTGAAAGTGTTCAATTCCTAGATAGTAAAAAGAAAGAAGAAACTACAAGAATAGGAACGCCTGTTGACTATCAAGAAAAACCAGCTGAAAATCCTTATGAAGAGATTGGTGAAGAAATTAATCAACAAGTAAGTATAGATGATAACTTTCTAGATTAATGAGGTGAAAATATGGATTTATTTAACGATATACAAAACCTTATAGAAAAATTAAATATTTCAATAAAAACATTAAAAAAGAATGGACAAGTGTTAGCAGAGGCTGAACGTGATTATAAAATTACATTAAGGCAAGAGGCGTTAAAACTAAAGCAAGAAGAAAAAATGGCAGTAACTTTAATTAATCAAGTAATCTACGGTATACCAGAAGTCGCTAACAAAAGATATAAACGCGATGTAGCAGAAGCTATGTATAAAACAAATCAAGAATTTATTAATACTACTAAATTAAAAATAAAAATATTAGAAAGTCAACTATCAAGAGAATGGGGGAATACCAAATAGGGGGTAACTATGAAAAGTATTATACAAGACAAAAAAGAGTGTTATGTCTGTGGGGCAACTTACGGACTACACTCACACCATATTTACTTTGGTAATCCATTAAGAAAGATAAGCGAAAGATACGGTATGAAAGTATATTTATGTTTTGAACATCACGAAGGAACTAATGGAGTACATGGTAAAAATGGACACGAATTAGATATGAAATTAAAAAGAGATGGACAAGCAGTTTTTGAAAAAGCTTATCCTGATAAAAAGTTTATAGAAATTTTTAAAAGAAATTATTTATAGAAAGAGTGGCTAGTTATGAGTGAAAAAATAAGAGTAGAAATTCCTTTTAAATTACCAAGCTTGAATGATTATACAAGAGCATGTAGAAGTAATAAATTTTTAGGAGCTAAAATGAAACAAGATTTAGAACAGCAAATAGGCATTTATTTAATAGGCCTGCCTAGATTTGAAAAACCAGTAAAAATTAATTTTACATGGGTAGAAGGTAATAAACGTAGAGACCTAGATAATGTATGTTTTGCTAAAAAGTTTATTTTAGATGCTATGGTTAAGTTTAAAAAATTAAAAGATGATAATAGAAAATGTGTAGCTGGTTTTACCGATACATTTGTATATGGCGAAAAGACAAAAGTAATTCTCGAAATAGAGGAAATATGTTAGAAGAAGATTTACTTAATATTATGAATGAAATATCATTGCCAGTCGTACAAGCTAACAAATTAATTAAATTATTAAATAGTAATATTTCCAAATATAAAAAAGTTTATATATTAGCAAGATTAAGAAAGTTAGAAAAACAAAGTAATGGACTATTTCGAATTTTGGATACCGATATTAAAAAGGCAGTATTTCAAATTCAAATTAAAAAGGGATACTAAAGCGATTATTGAACTTGAAGATAATATTTGGAAAAGCTGGAAACTAACCAGAGAAGAAAAAAGAAAAGTACTTAAAAGGATAAGAGGTGAAGTATGAAAGAAGATTTAAAAACAATAATTAACCATTATGGAATAAATAACCAACAAAGAAAATTAGCTGAAGAAGTTTTTGAATTACAAGAGGCTATAACTATGTATGAAAATATCACTTATTTTGATATTGAAAACATTATAGAAGAACTAGCAGATTGTTTCGTTTTACTTAAACAAATAATGGCATTTTATGAAATAGATGAAGAAACCTTATACATAAACGAAAAATACAAAATTAATAGGCAATTAGAAAGAATAGCAAATGGTGAATAAACTTAAAGTTTTAGAGTTATTTGGTGGAATTGGTGCTTGCAGCAACGCCCTTAAGAGATTAAATATTCCTTTTGAAATAGTAGACTATGTAGAAATAGATAAATATGCTGTTAAATCATATAATGCCATTTATGGGACTAACTTTGATCCACAGGATATAACTACATGGGATAAAGATGTAGAAGTAGATTTAATTATGCACGGTAGTCCATGTCAAGATTTTTCGTTAGCTGGTAAACAGGCTGGTGGTGATAAAGATAGTGGAACAAGAAGTAGTTTAATGTATGAAACATTACGCATTGTTAGAAAGTTAAAACCAAAGTATGTAATATGGGAAAATGTTAAAAATATTTTAAGCAAAAAACATATTCATAATTTTAACGCTTATTTAGATGCAATGGAAGAGTTGGGCTATACAAATTATTATCAAGTATTAAATGCTAAAGACTATGGGATACCACAAAATCGTGAAAGAGTTTTTACTATTAGTATTTTAGATAATGGTAATTTTGAATTTCCATCTAAACAGGAACTTAAATTAAGACTTAAAGATATGTTGGAAGATGATGTTGATGAAAAATATTATTTGAGTGATAAAATGTTGGATTATATGTATGGGGTAAATCAGAAAGAAAGTAAATTTCCACGAGGAGAAAGATTTATACAAAATATAAACAGAAAAAATCAGGATGTTGCTAATGCGATAACTACTAATGCTGGGAATAGACCTACTGATAATTTTATAAAAATCAAAAATAACACTAAGCAAGGGTATCTTGAAGCATATGATGGCGATAGTGTTAATTTAGAACAACCTAATTCAAAAACAAGAAGAGGTAGAGTAGGGAAACAAGTATTACA